GCAAAATGGAAGAAGAAGAACTAGAACATTTAATGAAATAGCAGAAAGGTGAAGTAGAACAAGAAGCTGCTGAACCAGAAGAAGCTGAACCTACAAACGCAGAAGAGAAAACATTTAAGAAACGTTACTCTGATTTGCGTAGGCACCAGCAACAACAGGCTGAAGAGTTTAAGAAAGAGATTGAAAACCTTAAATCTCAACTCAGCCAAGCTGCACAAAAAGAAATGAAATTGCCTAAGTCGGATGAAGACATTGAACAATGGGCAAAGGATTATCCAGATGTAGCAGCTATCGTTGAAACAATTGCAATGAAGAAAGCACGTGAACAAGCTACTGCGCTTGAAGAACGTATGAAAGCAATTGATGAGTTGCAGTCTAGTGCTTCAAAAGAAAAAGCTGAAGCAGAACTAATGCGGTTACACCCAGACTTTGGTGAAATCCGTGACAGTGATGAGTTTCACGACTGGGCAGAAGAACAGCCTAAGTGGGTACAAGACGCACTGTATGACAATGACAATGATGCACGTTCTGCTGCTAGAGCCATTGACTTGTACAAAGCTGACATGGGCATTAGTAAAGAAAAGCCTAAGTCAGATAAAGCTGCAGCTAAATCGGTATCTACAAAAGACTCACGTAGTAAACCGCAAGATAATGAAGCGAACTCATATCTCAAAGAGTCTGCAGTACAAAAGATGTCACCGTCTGAATACGAAAAACGGTCTGACGAAATCATGGAAGCTATCCGTAGTGGAAAGTTTATCTATGATATATCTGGCTCTGCTAGATAAAAAAGTGTTGACAAATAGTTATTTGTAAGTATAACTATAGTCAGAATAGTGTAACTTTATTGCGCACCTAGTTACACTGTTATTCGCAAACAGCCAAGTCTTACGGATTACCTGACGAACATGGCCCGTTGAATAGTAGGGCGGCCACCTTACTAGAATACGCACCCAAGTGAATCAGCCTCCTGATTAGTCTTGCGAGTTTGTATCTGTAAAATGCTAAAATAGGAGATTTAAAAATGGCATTTACTTCCGCAGCGGGGTATGGCAATCTTCCTAACGGTAATTTTTCACCCGTAATTTACAGCAAACAGGTGCAACTTGCTTTCCGCAAGTCTGCTGTTGCTGAAGCAATCACCAATAACGACTACTTTGGTGAGATTGCGCAAATGGGTGATTCCGTTCGGATCATTAAAGAACCCGAAATCACAGTTAAGGCTTACGAGCGTGGTACAACCATCACTCCGCAAGACCTTGACGATGAAGACTTCAACCTGACAATTGACAAAGCTAACTACTTTGCATTTAAGGTTGACGACATTGAAGAGGCACACAGCCACGTAAACTTCCAGTCACTGGCAAGTGATCGTGCTGCGTACCGTTTGGCTGACCAATTTGACCAAGACGTTCTTGGTTACATGTCAGGATACAAACAGTCTGCACTGCACAGCAATGCTGACACAGTAAACACAACCATTAATGGTTCTGTTGCTGTATCAACTGCTGGTACAGATGAACTGCTTGCATCAATGAAGTTGGACGCATCTGACTTCTCTGACGGTGCAGGTACAGTAGGTAACGCAGGTGAAGCCATTGCTATCCAGCCTCGTACTGGTGGCGCAACTGACGCAACTCCTGCTGCTGGTGATACACACCCATTGACTTTGATTGCACGTATGGCTCGTCTTCTTGACCAGCAAAACGTGGACTCACAAGGTCGCTGGATTGTGCTTGACCCAGTGTTCATGGAAGTATTGAAAGACGAAGATTCTCGTCTGTTCAATGCTGATTTTGGTGGTTCTGGTCTGCAAAATGGTCAGATTGCTACCCAAATCCACGGCTTCCAAGTTTATCAGTCTAACAACTTGCCTTCAGTTGGTACTGGTCCATCATTCGCTGGTGCGAACAGTTCAACCAACTACGGTGTGATTGTTGCTGGTCACTCTTCTGCTGTTGCTACTGCAGAACAGATCAACAAGACTGAAACTTACCGTGATCCTGATAGCTTTGCCGACATTGTTCGGGGAATGCATTTGTATGGTCGCAAGATTCTCCGTCCAGAGGCTCTTGTCAACGCCATTTACCACTTAGCGTAAAGGAGATTAAATCATGGCTTTAGGTGATAATACTCTTCAGGCCGCACGTGGTAATTCACAGCGTGGTCGTAACCCATACTTTGTGTCAACAATTGTAGACATTGCAACAGCATTGTCAGACAAGGGTTCTGCTCTTGCTGCTGCTGATGTAATTCCTGCAATTGCGGTTCCAAAAGGTACTTGCATTTTGAATGCAGGTATCGAAGTTGATACAGCACAAACTTCTGCTTCTGCTCTGACCCTTGATTTGGGTACAGGCGTAGATGCTGACGTTTTTGTAGATGGCTTTGACGGCACATCTGCAGCAGGTGTTGTAGCACAGAACCCAGCAGTGTACCAGCCAGTAATGGCTGTAGCTGATGACAACATTGACCTGAAGATTGCAACTCTTACAGGCACATTGTCAACAGGTAAGTTCCGTGTTTGGGCAATCCTAATGGATTGTACTGATCCCGGTTCACTGACTGCTGCTGAAGTAGATCGTGACACTCTTGCCTAAATAGTTGAGGGGGCAGGGCAACTTGCCCCTTCACTTTTCTTTTGAGGAACCTTAAATGGCTACAACATTTTTACAATTAGTAAATCAAGTAAACAGACGTTTGAATGAAGTTGAACTAACTTCCGCAAACTTTGCAAGTGCGACAGGTTTTTATGCACATGCAAAGGATGCAGTTAATGCATCTATTAGATATATAAATCAATCTGAATTTGAGTGGCCTTTTAATCACAATACACAGAC